ACTGATGGATTCTCAGTTGGTGTTCCTTATTTGTTACCAAACAAACTTTGTTATCCTGAAATGACAAGTGTTGCTAAAAATCCATATCCTTATTTATACGATGATAGAAATGATTTTATTAAAAGGTTTAATGAGATGTTGGATAATCCAATCACATATGACACAAGTGATTTAGCAGACAATATGATTTGGGAAGAAAGAATATCTAATTGGTTTGGTGGTTGGAAAAATGTTTTTGAATTAGATTCAATTAGTGAAACAGAAAGTGTTTTAAAAATACGAGACTTTATTAAAGACAAAGGTTTTGTAACCAAGAAAAATATATTAGATTATCTTGGTTGGGGTGTTAGGATTAAATTCAGTCCTTATAGAAATGCTTTAAGAAAATATAAAGAAATTAAATTTACCAAATATGGTTATGAATGGATAGGAGAATAATGAAAAAATTATCAGCAGACCAAATACAACAAAATTGGAATACATTAATAGATATTATCAATGCACATATTGGTGATGATAGACGAGATAATCTTTTAAAGTTTTACGATGACTTCCAAGATAGAATGATGTTCGCACCAGCGAGTGCTAAAGGACATTATCACAATGCAATGCCGGGTGGATATGTAGAACACATCCTTCATATTGTAAGTCACTCACTTGAAATAAAACAATTGTGGGAGAAGAACGGAGCAGAGATTAACTTCACGGATGAGGAGTTAGTATTCGCTGCTTTACATCACGACTTAGGTAAGGTTGGTGATTTGGAAAATGATTATTACATTCCACAAACATCAGACTGGCATAGAAAAAATCGTGACGAGATTTACACTCACAATCCAGCACTTCAATATATGAAAGTGCCTGATAGAGGATTATGGTTACTTCAACACTATGGTGTTAAGGTTACGGATAAAGAATACATTGGAATAAAATTAACTGATGGTTTATATGATGAAGCTAACAAAGCATATTTGATGTCTTACAATCCTGACTTTGGATTACGAACCAATATGGCTTATATTCTTCATCAAGCCGATATGATGGCTACACATATTGAATCCGACCAATGGAAAAGGGGTGAAGAATCCAGTGAACCAATCAATACAAAAGTTCCAAAAACAAAAGATGAACAAAAACAAGTAGACAATCTCAAATCTAAATTTGATGAGTTGTTTAATTAGGGGATAATATGTGGATAACAATTTCAATAATATTTTTTTTAATTAGTGTAGTTTCTTCTACATTATTATTTTATTCATTAAGAAGAATAACACAATATGAAGAATTGATTTTAGAAATACAACAAGTGATAAAATTCTCAACAGAGAAAATGAAACTTGTAGATTCTAAAGGACATTATGAGTCCGATGATGAGACTGGTTTTTTCTTCAAGCAATTAAAACAAATTCAATTATCTCTTGATGGGATATTTGAAGAGGAGAATGTAAATGCCAAAAAAGAAAATTAATGATGTAAAAAAAGAAATTAAAAAAATAACTAAAAAGAAAAAAAGAAAAGTATATTTTGGGCAAGAAGTTCAAGACGCGGTTGTTGAATATAATTCATCGAATAGTTCAAGTGAAAGAAATCATATTTATGGAACGAGAATACATGCTGCTTTTGATAAGTTGGCTGAAAACATAATCAATACTTTTAAATTTACTTATTTTAATGATCCATTCAACGATGTAAAACATGAAGTAGTTGCTTTTATGGTGGTGAATATGCATAAATATGACCACTCAAAGGGTTCAAAAGCATTTAGTTATTTTTCAGTAGTGGCTAAAAACTATTTAATTCTACATAATAATAACAATTATAAAAAATTAAAATCTCATGATGAGATAAATGTATTGGATAAGTATAGAAATATAAATTCAATATCAGAGTCTGATTATAAAACACTAACTAATGAAATTATAGAATATTTTGATAACAATATGAATACTATATTTAAAAAAGATAGAGATTTAAAAATCGGATATGCTATCATTGACTTAATGAAACAAAGAGAAGACATTGAAAACTTTAATAAAAAAGCTATTTATATTCTAATCAGAGAAATGACAGATGTTGAGACAGCACATATTACATCTGTAGTTAATGTATTAAAGAAGCATTATAAAAAATTAACAAATATGTATCATAAAACTGGTTCAATAATCCGTAATTATTCAGGCTCATTCTTTTAAATACTAAACCCTCTTAAATGAGGGTTTTTTATTTCAATCAATTTCTTACAAATTTAATATTTATATATGAATAAGTACATTCAGAGGAGATTGTATGTCAGACAATAATGAAATATTTGAAGGAAAAACCTTCCAAGATTTAACAAAGGACATTTATGAGAACACTACAAAACGTAAAGTTCAGATAGATTTGTTAATATCAGAAATACATGGATTCATTACAACCATAGATGATGTGGTTATGGTAGCTCCAATCATAAAAGAATATATGGATACAGCAGTTAGAAACGATGAACATTTGGTTAAATTGGCTGGTGTATTACAAAGAATTATATCTAAATCACAAGGTGATTCTGATGAATCAATGTTATTAAGTGATGAGGAAAAAGAAGAATTAATGGGAACACTTCAAGATACTGTTGATGATTTACAAAAAGAAAGTCAAAGACTTGAAGATATGAAAGATAAAACAATTTCAAAAGGGTATTCGGAGGGTTAAATGGGTTCAGTATTTGTAACACAAGAGGATAGAACAGTAAAAGGATTTTTAGGTAAAGAATATTCTGTTCCATTTTATTTACAATTTGTACCTGGTTATTGTGTCGATGTTGTGCACAGTGAAGCTTCATCAAGATTTAATACTGATAAAAGTATAAATAGTATAATAGCTATCCCACATATATCAGATAAGTTATATAAAAAAAGAGCTAGTGCTGGTGAAGACTCTCGATATTTTCCATTATTTAGAACATTTAATGATGTACCTACAAAAGGAGATCCTGTTTTACTATGTACTATTGGTAATATTAATTATTATTTAGGACCTTTAAATACAATTAATAATTCACCAACTTGGAATGATGATCCATCTTATAGTGAAGAATTTGCAGTTAATAATAATGATATGATAGATGCATCTAATGTAGGTGAGCGCGGTGAAAGTACAAATTTTGTAAAAACAAATCATTCAAGAATACAAAAAAGATTTAATGAAACATTAGAAATTGGCCAAGCTATTAATGAAACAAATGGTGATACTATTTTAGAGGGTAGACATGGTAATAGTTTAAGAGTAGGTAGTGCTGGAGCTAAACCTTATATTTTTATTTCAAATAATAGAGACTTTGATAATAAATTTGAGTCTTTAGGTGACGGCTCTTTAATTAGTATAACTGCAAATTCAACACTCTCTCAGCATTTTCCTGTTTTTGCAGATATTTTAAATAATGAAAATAAATTTGGATTTCAATTATCATCAGATGGTGTTGAAAACAACACTTATCCAATTGGTGATATTTATTCTGACTTAAATAATAATGGTAATGTAGAAGAATTAATTTATGGATATAATAAAAATCAAATTTTATTTCACTCAGATAGAATAACTTTAAATTCAAAACTTGATGATATTTTTGTATCATCAATTAAAGATATACACATTGGTGCTGGAAGACATATATCAATTGGGGCATTTGAAAGTTTAAACATTTTATCATCTAATGTTAATATTGGTAATTCGGAAAGAGCTTTTGAAATGCAACCAATGGTTTTAGGTGAATCATTAAAAGAAGTATTGAATGATATTGTTGCTTTGTTTTCAAAAATTCAAGTTATGACTCAACTTGGACCGCAAAACATTTTACCAACAACTCAAATTGATATACAAGAAATTACAAATAAAATTGATACAATTACAAGTGCTTATCATAACATTGAAGGAAACTAAAGAGGTAATTATGAAAAAGAAAAAAACAAATATAAAAACTATAATCAGACAAATCGTTAGGGAAGAAGTTGCGATGGCTATTAAAGAAGTAATAACGGAATTAAAACAACCAACTCAATCTAAACCACAACCAAAAAAAATAGTTGAGAAAAAATCATTCACAAAAAATTCAGTATTGAATGATGTATTGAATGAAACAGCTCAAGATGAAGAGTGGAAAACATTAGGTGGTAGTGAGTTTACTTCTGATAGAATGAATGAATTAGTTGGTAGCCAATATGGGGATATGATGAATGGGACATCACAGCAAGTTCCATCAAGTGACCCAATGTCACAATTTTTAAATAAAAATTATAGTGAAGTGTTAAAGAAAAGTGAAGAAAAATCTAAAGGAAAAATCGGAAGATAATAATGGGATTAAAAGCAGATTTATTAGATGCAATTTTATTGGCCTCATCAGATGCGGGTATATCAGAGCCACCTGATTTATCAGATGGAACTTTCGCAGAAAGACTAGCTCATTATCAGACAGAAGCTATTGTTAATTTTTTAACTCAATGTGAATTTAGAGTTACAAAATTAAATGCTCCTGTTGTTGTTGAAAAAATGAAAACACCCGATCAGCCTGTAAACATTGAATTAGACACGATGTTAGGTGAATATGGACCTATCTTGAAAACACTAAAACAAATTGGAAGTCCACTTGGTTTAGGAGAGTTAATAGATTCATTAGAAGGTGAAATAGAAAAAGCTGTAACACCTCTCTTAGAGGGTGGTGCTAAATTAGCAGGATTAGATTTGGGTAAAGATGATGGTGGGTTAGAATCAACAGGTTATGTTTTTATTGGAGAAGATCCAGATTCAGAGGATGAATTTAATGTTGAAGATGAGGATGGCCAAAAAGAATTTACAAGAGTTGAATTATTTAGAGATGATATTGAGGACTTATTATAATGGCTATAAGAGATAAATCAAGAAAACCATTTACTCAAGACAATAATACTAATGTTAAGATTGGTATTGATTTACCTATTAGAAGAGGTGATGATAAAGATGGATTTTTTGCAACTACTTCAACAACAATTGAGGCTGTAAAAAATAACATAAGAAACTTATTACAAACCAATGAAGGTGAAAGATTTTTTCAACCTGATTTGGGTATGAATTTAAGAAAACTTTTATTTGAACATATTACGAATGAAAATTTACTTGGTGTTCAAGATGCTATATTAGATAAAATAGAATTATGGTTACCTTTTGTAGAGGTGAGAGATATAAGAGTTTTAAGTAGAAGTAATAAAACAGATATTGGAGTAAATGAAATTAGAGTAAAAATATTATTTAACATCATACGAGACCCAAACACTTTAGATTCTATAACTTTAGATTTTAGTAGTGATATATCAGAGGGAGATAGATAATGCCAACATATGGTAAAGACAATTTTAAAGAATCAAATGTAAATTATTTAAATAAAGATTTTAGAGCATTGAAATCATCATTGATGAATTATGCTAAATCTTATTTTCCAAATACTTATCGTGATTTTAATGAAACATCACCTGGTATGATGTTATTGGAGATGAATGCATATGTTGGTGATGTGTTATCATTTTATGTAGATAAACAATATCAAGAAATGTTATTACCATTAGCTGAAGAAAGAAGAAACATAATCACAATGGCTAAAATGTTTGGATACAAAGTAAAACCAATTGTACCCTCATATGTTGACTTAACATTTACATCTGAAGTAAACGCTTCGAGTGGAGATGTTTCTAAAGTAGATTATTCAAATGCCGGTACATTTGATGCTGGTATTGAAATATCTTCTAACACAGATTCGGATATTATTTTTACGACATTAGAACCAATTGATTTTAGAATATCAGGCTCAAATGATACTGAAACAATAGGTACAACAGCTGATAGTGGTTTAGCTTCAACTTATACATTGTCAAGAAATGTAAAAGCTGTAAGTGCAACTCAGAAAACACTAACATTTCAAGTTGGAATACCAGAAAAATTTAAAACCATCACCATACCAGATACAAATGTAGTTGACATTATTTCTTGTGTCGATTCAAACGGAAACAATTGGTATGAGGTAGATTTTTTAGCACAAGATAAAGTTGTAATTCAAACTCATTATACTGATGATATAAATAGAGACTCAGCTTATTCATCTGAAACTGGTGGTTTAACATCAACTTCAGCTGTTCCTTTTTCTTTAAGTTATATCGCAACAACAAAAAGATTTACTCGTGAAACAAATTTAGATAATACAACTTCACTTGTATTTGGTAATGGAGTATTGAAAGATGGACAACTTGTTGATGATGGATTTATTGATATGGAACAAGTTGGAATTGTAATACCTGGACAAACTAATGATTTAAATTCATCAATAAATCCCTTATTGGGAGATGAATATTCAACACTCGGTGAAACTCCAAATAATATAACTTTAACAATTACTTATCGTGTTGGGGGAGGAATTAATTCAAATGTTCCAAGTGGTGATATATCCACTACACCAGATACACTTGCTCAAAGTGGAAACACATCCGCAACTTTAACAAGTGTAACAAACAATAATCCAGCTCGTGGTGGTAAGGATGAAGAAGATACAATTGAAATTAAAGAAAAAGCTAAAGCATTTTTCTCAACACAAAACAGATGTGTAACAAAAGAAGATTATGAAGCTAGGGTTTTGAATGTTCCAAGTAAGTTTGGAAATATTGCAAAAGCTTATGTTACAAGGGGACAATCTTCAAATATTCTTGAAGCTCAAATAGATTTAGCTAGTCAACAACTTAGTAATTTACGAAATATACTTGAAACTAAAATTACAGATATAATTAATACAGTATCTACAGATACTGATGTACAAACTACAATAAAATTAACTGACTTTTATAACAATGATTTATCACAAATGTCTGGAATTACTTTTAATATGGATGAGCTCTCGGATACAGATACACTATCAACTATAAACATTTATTTGTTAGGATATGATAATAGAAAAAAATTAGTTGGTAATCCACATACGAATACAACTTTAACAAATGATAATTTACCAAATACTTTAATGACAAATATAAAAAAATATTTAGAAAACTTTAAATTGATGACAGATGTTATTACACTTCGTGATGGATACATTGTAAACTTTGGTGTTATATTTGATGTAATAGCTGAAAAATATGCTGATAAACAACAAGTCAAATTAAGATGTATTCAAAAAATTAAAGATTATTTTAGAGTTGAAAAAATGCAATTTAATCAACCAATTTACAAAAGTAATTTAGAATATGAATTAATGGGTGTAGAGGGTGTTCGTTCCATTGGACATATAACAATTACTCAAAATGTTGATTATTTTTATGATGATGGTGAAACATTAAACTCACCAACTTACACTTATTCATACGATAACTCAGTTCAATTGGTAGATATCGATGGTGATGGTGTACTTGATGGTAGTTTTGTTAATCAATCTGATGGTGAAGGAAGTATTGGTTATGGGTATAAATATAATTTCCAAAATGCACTTTCAGATGATGGTACAATTATCTTACCACCAAATACTGCAACACCAACGGTTTTCGAATTAAAGAATCCAAACCAAAACATACAAGGGAGAGTTAGATAATGCATCATTTTATTTTTCCAACACAAGACACTTGGATTTCAAGTGGTTCATCAACAGTAGATGGTGAGTCTTTCAAAGACCAAAACTTTGGAAGAGACCAAATACTTGAAGTCAAAAAAGAATTTTACAATAGTTCATTTAATTATCCCACAAGAGCATTGGTAAACTTTAGTGGAACAGAATTTACTGAAATGTCAAAATCAATTCAAGATGGTTCAATAAGTTCAAACGCAAAATTCTATTTAAGACTTTATGAAGCTGAAGGTAATGCTGAATTAAATGATACATCTTACAGATTAGCTATTCAACCAATATCACAATCTTGGAAAGAGGGTAGTGGTAAGTTTGGTGATAATCCTAAAAATACAGATGGGTGTAGTTGGGAGAATCGTACAAACCCAGTTGGTGGAGCTGCGACAACATGGGATACACCTGGTGTTTCAGTATTAAGTGTAAGTGCTTCAGGACAAACTTTTGAAAATGAATCACCTGATGTTAATGTGGAAGTAACCAATATGGTGAATATGTGGTTACAAGGACAATCTACAAAAGGTAATCAAGGTATGTTGATTAGATTTAATTCAACACAAGAAACTGATTCAACTCATTTCGGTCATTTAAAATTCTTTTCAAGAAACACACATACAATTTTTTCACCACGACTTGAAGTTCGTTGGGACGACTCGTCATTTTCTACTGGCTCATTAAATGAATTAACAATGAGTGGATTAACTGATAACTTTTTATATATGAAAGGATTAAGAGAAGAATACAAAGTAGGTGAAAGAGTTAAGTTTAGGGTAGGTGCAAGGAAACGATATATTCAAAAAACTTTTTCTAATTCAGTTCAAACTGTAACTGGTTCTTATATAACTCAGGGTAGTGGTTCATATGCAATTAAAGATGTTGCAACTGATGAGTTCATTGTTCCATTTGAAGACTTTCAAGGAACAAGTTATACGAAACTTAGTTGTGATAGTGATTCAAATTATTTTATTCAATACTTAGATGGATTTTATCCTGATAGAGTTTATAAAATTTTATTAAAATTAAAATATGATGATGGACAAGAACAAATATTTGATAATGATTTTGAATTTATAGTTAAAAGGAAATAGTTATGGCATATAGTCAAGGTGACAATCAAGAATTTAATGTAGAAGCTACACTTCAAACAGGTGATTTAGAGGGATTGTTAGATGCAATAGCTAACGCTTTGATTCAAAGTCCTTTAATCAACCCATCTGATGTTGAAAATAATCAAAAATTTATTCGTAATGGTCAAATACAAATTGGACAAGGTGAGGGGTTTCTAGCACTTTATCAAAAAGATGTTGAGGCTAATGTAGAGGATGACTTACAATCAGTAGCCGACTCTATTAGTGGACTTTTCCAAATAAATATTCAAGAAGGTGTTGATAGTACTGTTAGTGTAAATGTTAGTGGTGGTGGTTTACCAGCTGGTGGACAGGATATTACTAATTTAGTTTTTGGTGAAAATAATCCATTAAACGTAAGTCAATTTATTCCATTACAACTATCATCATCATTAGTAGATATTGAAAAGGCTGAGGAATTTCTCGATACAAACATTTTTGAATTATTACCAAGTGGTGATGCTAGACAAGCTAGAATTGTAAGATTTTTTCAAGAATTAAATGCATTACTTCCACCAACACCACCTCAATTTGATTTAGATGGTAATGGTAAGGTTGATAGGGGAATGGATAACAGTTGGACTGGTTCACTTCAATATAGTAAAGACAATAGTATTTCATATGCTCAAGATAACACGGATGGAAATATTGATGAAGAAGATGCATTTATTCATAGATTAAAATCAACATCTAATGATACAAATTCATCTCGAACAATTGAAGATATTTATAATAGAGTTCTACCTTACCTAACTGATAGATTAGAGGACTCTGGTATAGATGAAGACGGAAGACCTGTTTATGAAAATCAATCAAGTGGATATTTGAAATTTAGAAATTTAAATCAAGGTATTATAATTCGTAATACAAATCAAGATTTTATAGAAGGATTAAATCCTAATAATTTAAATTATTTAAATACAGATGGAACTGGTGGTTTTACTATAACAATGTGGGTAAGATTTTTAGATAAAGTATCAGAGGGTACGTTGTTTAATTTTGGCAATCCAACAAGAGATGAAAATCCATTTGGTTTTAAATTAGAAACATTTGTATTGAATAAAAATGATAATACACTATATCCTCCAGATTATGACCCAAATGGTTCGTTTACAACTTGGGGAAGTACTGTTGAGAATACTACTGATTTAAAAAATCAAGGTATTTTTAGTAATTCAAACACAGCGAGATTTGTAAGACTGCAAGTTAGAGATGGTGATGAGGGATTTCGTAGAGATGTTAGAGATTCTCATGTTGGTAATAATAGTATAAGAAAAATTTCTTGGAGTTATCCAGACTTTCGATATAGAGATGGTATAGAAAATTCAATGAGTTTAAGATTAATAAATTCAACTTTCATTCCAGAAAATTTTAATGAATGGTATTTCATATGTGCATCATATAATCCAAATGTTATTGAACCAAGAAGATATGGTGATGGGACTAATGATATTGAACCTGATATCTATAATGATTATAAATCAAATCAAAACTTTTGGTTAAATCATGTCGACCCCCTAAATAATGGTAGTTTTACAAACTTTTCTAACTATGGAAACAAATGTAAAGTAGAAATTATTTCCAAATCACAATTACTACGAGCTCGTGGTTTTAAGGTGTAGTTAAATGAGTTTTACTATGGAAGAAATATCAAATGATTTTGGTGTTACTGGTGTTGATATAGAACAAACATTTTTATTACCATTCGACCCATTTAGGGGGTTGAATATAAACACTTCTATTTTTCAAAATACAAATCAAGGACTTCAAGATTCAAACAAAGATGGTAGAATTGAATTAGGTATGTTTTCATTTGATGATAATAATATAGCTTCTGATAATTTCCCATCTGTTCTATCACCACCATTTATAGGAATATCAAAAACAAATTTAATAAAAAATGGAGATTGTAAATCTGTACAAAAAGCTTTTGTTAGAATAGATGAAGTTCCAATTGTTATTCAACCTGATGGTGGATGGAAATTTTTATCTTTTTATGAACAGACAGATGGACGTTTTAATAATCCTGATTCTCAAGATTTTCAAGGATATGGTGGTAAATATAATTATGTTCCCTTATCATTAGAATTAGATAATGGTGAAAGTGGTTTTAATTATTGGGGTAGAATTGAAACTGCAATTGAAGATGGTGACGCTAACGAAAGTAGAATAGCTCAGTATTTTGCTTCTAATTTAGGTAGATATAATACAGGCTATGACTTTGGTCAATATCGTATTATACAGTCAATTGGTGATTTAAGTGACATTAGAGAACAAACAAGTTATTATGGTAATCCTGGACTTGAAAAAAATTCAAATACAGGAGTAAAACCAATACCACATATAGCGATGTGGATAACAACGCCTGAAGCTTATTCCAATAATAGGTGTTTATGTTTTATGAATTATGAAGGTTGGAGTCCAGCTAAAGTATGTGATTATGTATACACGGATGGTGGTAAATATATTTTCAATTGGTTATTAAAACAAAATTTACATGTTAATGGTGAACCTGACGATGGGTTGACTTATAATACGAACAATGTTCATCAACATCATCAAGAAAGAGTATTAAATCAAGTACAACAAATTTATAATAAATTTAACGATGAACCAATTAATCCATATAGTTCATTAAAGATAAGATTTAAAATGAAAACAACTAGTGTCTTACCAGGCTCTGCTAATAGTTGTGCTAATACTGAGGAGCGACTAAAATTTATAGATAATCCATTAGATGATAGTTTAGGATATGCACCTCAAGTTGAGGTTGGTATTTTAGAGGCTCAATGGAATGAAGTTCCAAAGGCAGGTAAAAATTCTGTTGATAAATATAGATTGGAAGATGAAGACCATACTTTCAGGTCTTCTGGTGGTTTTAATTCAAATAGATATTTTAAAGTTGATGAATTATCTAATCAAGCATCTTCAAGATTTGGTGGAATGGGTAGATTTAAAAATTCAATTATGAATGAATGGGAGACATTCGAACTTAATTTTAATTTAACAGGTAAACATATGAATCGTGGTTTAATATATGGAGTTCCATATGGTGGTACTTTTGATGATGCGGCTAATAATGGTCCAGTTGAAATACAATTAAATACAAATTCTGATAAAGATGACCAAACTGGTGACCAACCTGGTGAAATATTTTTTCATGTTCCAGGTTATGATAGAAACAACCCAAATATAGATGAATTTTTCATAATACATCCTGATGGAACTCAAAGGAGAGTAAAACACGCTAAACTTAATTATGATAATGAAGTTGATATACTTACCGTTTTAACGGGTTTAGGTGATACTGGTGGAGACGCTGATGACCAACGAACTGGACTACAAGATAATGGTAGATTCCTTGAAGCATATTTAATGTACGTTGGTACAATTTCAGAAGAAGCAGAAATGTATATGAGGGCTCATGCGGATTATGGTGATAATCCTGATGAAGGGGCTGATAAATCAGCTGATGAAAACAATAGTGGACCAAATGGAACTGCTCCAATGGATTTAGTTGTCGCGTATTGGAATGGGGAACGGTGGAGTTATGATAACAATGATGGTTACTCCTCAGGTAGACAATTTAGTCCTGATGAAACTTGTTTCATACTTGGTAGATTATATGCTAATCCTGTTAGTCAGGGTGGAGATGATTCTACCAATCAAGGTATTAATCAATTTGATAAATACATTAGTAATGAAGTTGACTATCCGACTGGTGGTATTGGTAATTTACATTTGTTTTTACAGACAGGTAATAATTTTCAAGGTAGAGTATTGATTGACGATATTGAATGTTTTGAATCATATGAGTTTACACCTGATGTTGATGTTAGAAAAAAAATATCTGTTGGTAATTATGGAATCGGAGACTTAACAAAATATTATGATAAAGAACTACAACCTGAAGAATACAAAGATACAACTGCTCCGTTAGAAGCACAATTTTATTTTTACCCACAATATCCAGCTGATGAAGTATTTGTAGAAAGAACACCAATTTATCAAGATTTTAAAATGGGTAGATTTTATATTTATGATGTGGATTGGGGTGATGGTTCATCAAAAGAATTTACATCAACACCTGAACAGATTGGTGATAACATTGCATTATATCACACATATAAAACTAATGGTGTATTTGAAGTTACCGGAACAATGATTAGGGTAAAGGCTAATGAGAATGATGAAATAACAGGTGTTATGTACAGCAAAAAATTTAAATTAAATATAAACGTAAATGAAGGTATGGACGAAGATTTTAAATATTTTGGTTCAGATGGTTTTTCATTCATACCATATAAAAACACAACACCAATTATTGGTGGAATTTCACAACAAAGTTCTTACTATAAAACCATAAAAAGACAAATTGGTTTTCTTGATACTGAAAAAATAAGTATAGAATTTAAAAACAAAAGTGATAAATTAAAAACTGAATTAGCTCTTTTAAAAATAGAAAATCAAAATTTAAGTGATTTAGAGGTATTACCAAGTTATATGATTGAAAGAACTGGTTCAAGTGGTGATATTATATATAATGGTATTTCACCAATCAAAGAAGAATTAGGAAAAGGAATTGGTGATTGTGATATAACAACTGTAAAATATTACAATAAACCAAAATCAATTTGGGAAATTATTGGTTTTAATGATAGAAATAGTAATGTAGATTTGGTAGCTAAAGAAGGTGAATTTTTAAACAGAAGAACTGGAGAATTAGTTCCAGCTGGAACTTTATATCACATTCATCCTGATGGTGGTCCAATGGAAGGTGGAGTTCATAATCCTGATATAGAAGGTGGAACTGCTGGTCATGATTTTTTTGATAACACTGCGGCTCTTCCATTAAGTACTAGATATTGGAAAAACATTATTAATAAAAATACTTCAGTCTTTGATAGAGAGGGAATAAACTTAAATGCTAATATAGAAGAGGGTACATTAGTTATAGACACTTATTCGGAACAAGATTGGTTAGATAATTCATATTATCCTGTACTTCCAAAACTTGCTCAAGATGGTAAATTTATTGGTGAAATAGGGTCTGACGATTTAAGTATTTATCCAAATAACAAAATACCATTTCCAATGCAAGGTGGTATAACAGATGAAATGGAATCTAATGAAACTTTATTAATAAATACAAGTAATGAAAAAGTAGATGTTGATGTATTAAGTGATAATAGTGGTAACAAAAACTATTCATTTTTTATTCAAGACTTCAGTTCTAAATTTGATAGTAAAACATTAAGAGTAGAGAAAATAAAACAAAGAAGTACATTTAAAACATCCAAACAAAATGGAGCATTTTAGTGGCTCAAATAAAAAAAATATTATTTGATAAACCAAACCAAAGTGATATAAGTCAATATAATTTTGATGAAAATACAGACAATTTTAATTATAACAATTCTACAAGTTTACCTGAAAATAATGATAAGTTTCAAAACAAAGATTTATTTACTAATTGTGTAGGTAACATAATAAACGAAGGTATTATTGAAAAAAATTTAGCATTTGAAGGTAATTCTTTTATACAAATTGATAATTTATTTATTAAAAATACAGGTGTATCAGGTACCACAATAAATAACAAAGTTAATATATGGATATTTTCAGAAAAAGCGTATGGTGGTGACCCAACTCAAGATGGGTATAGTACAGTAAAAGATAATATGAAAGACGAGTGGAAATTCTATTATGAAAAATTTGATAGTCAAGATGAAAATTCAGAGATAGGTAACGTAACTGCTGTAGAAGGTATTCCTATAGTTAGTAATTTTGGAGTTGTATCACCATCTCCTGCACTAGGAGATTTTCCTGGAATAAAATGGGACATAGATGATGTAACAGATGATAATGGTCCTTTTACTCTTTCATCTATTAGTGAACCTGATTTATTAACGACTATATTTAATCAAGGGGAATATAATCCTATATATATTGTTATTAAAACGCAGGGTGATAAAGACCAATGGTGGCCTATAAATTCAGATGAAAGAAAAAGAAAATATTCAATTTTTAAAATTAACAATGAAGATTTATTTCAAAAAAGTGAAAACGATTATCAAGGTTCAACTTTTCAAACAACTTTTACTTCACCAACTGCAACAAAAACTGGTGAAGGTGGAAGTGGTGCTACAAAATCTCCCTGGTCAGTATCTTCACTTAAATTAACCATAAACACATCGGCTGGTGGTAAAAATAGTTTTTCAGATTCTTCAGAATATCAAAATATTATACCTTCAGTTTTACCAAAACTTACTGTTAATGAAAATATTTTTAATAGTTTTGATTGGTTACTATTTTTAAATCCGACTCTTCAACTTGATAATACCCAAGATCCTGATTATCCAAATACAATTCTCAGTAAGGGTTTTTATAGACATCCTGATTTTATACCAATAACAACATTTGGATTTAGTCAAAACAATCAACTTGGTAATACTTATGTGGATTTACAAAGTTATTATAATGATTTAAATTCTATTGCAAAATCATCAAGTCCATTAAATGTTACTTTTAATATTGATTTTAAAGGAATAGATGGAGATGATTTAAAACATTACTATTCTTATGATAGTTATTCAGAACTTATTGATGAAGAGGACGATAGTGATTTTCCAATCGGTGTCGTAGGTGACCAATTATTCTACTATTTTGTAATTGATTGGGATGATGTAGAGGATAAATTTAAAACACTTGATGATTGGTTGGATTCAAGACCCAATAATGAATTTGATTATTTAGAAAAACAAAATCAAAATTTATATAAAGTAAAAAGAATAAATTATACTCAAGGTACAAATAATGGTTTATTATCAAATGTCTATACCACTCCTGGAATCAAAAATGTAAAATTTATAATGATTAGTATATTTGATGGGAATGGACAAAACAATTGGAGTCCTGATTTTGAAGTGGGGAGATGGAAACTATGTACATCAAGAATTTATTTAGATATACCATCAAATCAATATCCTGATTTTTCTGTTGTTGGTGGGAGTGATTACACAACACTTCCTTGGCCATACACAACACTAATAATTGGTGGTGTTGATAAAAATTCAAAATATAAAATAAGTGTTCAAGATACATTAAGTGGGGGTAAAATTGGTAACTTAGATATAATCGATGAAAAACTTTTAATCAATGATATTGAAAATGATGAAATGGGAAAAAGTGTAGAATCAATGGATTTAGAACAGATAAGATATTTTAACACAAGTTACGGTATGTATGATTTACTTGGTATTGATGCTGTCATTAATAGTGAATTAATACAATACAATGGTTTTTACTATGATGGTGAAGTTAATAAATTTTCAGAGGAAAGTTCAGTCGGGCAGATATTTATAAGTGATAATATGGATTTAAATTTAAAACAAAGTTGTAAATTAGAATTAAACGTGGGGGAAGTAACTGCTAAATCAATAGTAGATTCAAGTGGTAATTCAAATAAAGGATTATTGATGGGTGATTATAAAGTTAAAAAAATTAGAAAAGGTGAACCTATGAGAAGAGATTCGTTTATAAAAGTTCCTAAAAAAACAAGCAATAGAAAAGGAGCATTATAATGCCAGATTTTGAATTTGAATTTAATCAACAAGATAGAGATTTAATTTTGAGTCAAAATTCTGCGACATTTGGTGGAATGAATTATATTCGTTTAACCATTTATCCAACAGAAGCAATTAACAATATTGTTGATTTACCTGACAGTACACAAGGTATTGATGGTAAAGCTATATTCTTTTCTTCATTAAATTTAACACCATTTACTATTAATATATCACCTTTCAAAGAAAACAATGAAGTTAATACCAAAATAATAGGTGGTTCAGAGAATGATTTTATAATACATAAAAATTTAGGTGATAATAGTATTTACATTAAACCAAATGAAATATTTAATACATTTGAATTACCTCAAGGTAATTATAAAATACAAATTGATTTTTTAAATCAAGTTTTACCTACTTTTGGTGGAGAACAATACTATAAATTTATTATAAAACAAATATCAACTTCGAGAAAAGAAGTTAGATTAAAAATAATTGATGAAACTATTCTTAATAATTCGGATATTATTACAAGTTTAACTAATGAATTTAATAATAATATAGGAGAAAGTAATCCTGAATTTCTTGAAGATACAGATGATTCATCTGATACTTTTGGACAATTTGTAATACCAAATTCAAATTATAAATATCAATTTAAACATGTGTTAAATATTGGAACTGGTGACCATATTCCAATAATGAATTATGCATTTGATAGAGTAACGGATGGAAAAAATAATCAATCTTTAATTTTAAAACTTTATGAGGCGTTACCAAGTAATATTCTTAATTTAAAGTTAATATCAATTGAACGTGAGGTATTAACTACACAACTTCAAGATATATTTTATTTCTCTGATGTACCTGATATATTTTTTGGTGATGGTTTAATTCCAGATACACAAGAGAATTGGGTTACTTCTAATAACAGTGATATTGGATTTCAAAATTTAAATCAATTAGCTAATTCAGCTTCTATTGGTGATATAGAAATTGATTTTTTAATATCAGGTAGTGAATATGGTTATCCAAATTTAAATACAGATTTTAATGAATTTGAAAATCATACATTTTTTGGTTCTGCTAAAAAGAAATTACAAAATTTTAAAACAAAAGTTGAAACTATTCAAGGACATTATACAGAAATATCAAAATCACTTGTGGTTTCAAGTTCAATTCAAGGTGATTCAAGTTTTATAATAAGAAAGAGGAAAGATTTATTTAATAATATTAATAAAGAATTTAAAACATTTACACCTTATGAAAGATTTTTATATTTTGATGGTCAAACGGATTCAACAGCCTCAGCTCCAAGTTTAAAAAATTATGCTGATACAATTCCTGTTAAAGACGATAAGAAAAATATTTTTGTCGGTGAATTAAATCAACACAATGGATTTAATGTTGTTTACAAACATTCTTCTCAAAACGCTGGAAGTGATAAGTATATAGGTTTATTTAGTGATAAATACAAAGTAGAAAACAAACCATTTTTTAATTACAGTGGTTCAATTTATTTATCATTTTTAATGCAAGGTGATAGTGGTAGTTCATTAATTTGGGAAAATAGAAATAAAAATTCAAACCCGCCAATGCCCGTAGATGCTTTACATCAAAACAATATTTTAAATCCTGATAGGACAGGAAGTGCTTATCAAAGATATGTGTTTGAAGCTTCTCAATCATATTTTGTTCCAAATACTGATAATAATGATATGGCAGATTTGTCAAAAGATAATGGTGACTTTAATACCAACTCTACAAAAATTATAATTTTAAGTGGTAGTGTTAAAACAGGTTCAAGTAAAATAAAAGATTCAACAAATTTATATCCAACGACTGTTGTTTCTCAATCTGGAGTTCCATTTTTTGGCTCAGTAATGCCTAAGGGTGAATTGTTTAGAATTTATTACATAAACAATTTATCATCAAGTTTACAAGGTTATTGGAATATTGATGATGTGGAATCGGGTAGTGCTTTAACTCTTGCTAATGTTGTAAATGATGCAGGGCCTACATTTGGTGATGCTGAAAATATATTAGGGGTTACTGCTTCAGCTGGTGTTGAAGTTCATGGAAGACAATATGGTTCATCTTACTTTATGATAAGTGAAAGTACTGCCCAAACTGGTGTTCATGTCGATACATCTAATTATAATTTCAATAAAGATGATAACTTCTCTTTATCCATATGGGCAAAAAGATTTCATCCAAACACTGGAAGTGCAGATGCGGCATCTGGTACTGTTCAAGGTATATTTGTCAGAGGAGACAATGAGGATTCTTATGGAATAGATTATGCTATGGGAGGTAATGAATTAAGAGCTAGAGTAAGACCAGGTATTTCATCTACTGCTAGAGATGTTAGAAAAACAATGTCGGATGATTTATTGGATTGGCATCATATTGTAATGACTTATGAAAGTGCTTCTGCTACTGGTATAAAACTTTATGTTGATGGTGTGTTGGAAGGTAGTGAAACAAGTATAACAGATGGGACTGGCGCTACAATGGGTGATTTCTCATCATCTGCTGTTACTAGTGTTAATGAACAACTAACCATTGGTGGTAATGATAAAACAGCAGGAAGTGGTGCAGTTTATAATGGATTTCTACAATACCCAAGAATTTATAATAGAACCATAACTGCTGAAGAAGTTAATTTATTATATCAAAATCCACCAGGAATTACTGAAACAAAAATCACAGATGTAAAAGTAACATTAAAAGACCCAACTGATGTGTTACCATTTGATAATGTATTTAAAACAACATCAACTGAATGGACTAATTGGTACAATAATGCGTTAACAACAGCTGAAACATTTGATACCGATAATATACATTCATTTGAAAATAATCTACCTCTTTATATTCAAGAAAGTTCTCAATTTAATGATATGAAAACTTTCTTAAATCTACAAGGTGAACAATATGATTTAATTAGAAACCATATTGATTCAATGGGAACACTACATAAAAGAGGATATAAGAAAACCAATTCACCACCTAACAACACATTACCAATGTTATTAAACAATATGGGTTGGGAAGCTATTAATCCATTTAGTGGAAGTTTAACCGATACATTAGGAAGTTATTTAAGTGGTGTTACTTCAATTGATGATATTAAAAACAACACTTGGAGAAAAACTCTAAACAATTTATTATACATTTATAAATCAAAAGGAACAAAAAATTCAGTTAGGGCATTATTGAATACATATGGTTATCCACCTGATGTATTACAATTTCAAGAATTTGGTGGAGCTACATCTAATGGGGATATGAGTGCTTTATTGGATGATTCAGTTCCATCTGAAGAAAATACCGATTTAAATTTAAAACTAAAAAGTGGAAGTTTTTCATTTACTACAAATAAACAAAAACTTTATAATTATAATTTTAATGGAAATATAGATAGAACTTTAAATCTTGATTGGTGGATGGATGATGCAAATATTAATACAATTGAATTTGTGTATAAGCATGTTAATACAACAAATACACAAACAATTTTAGAATCAAGTGGTAGTGGAACACAAACTTTATGGGATTTAAGATTAGTTCCAAGTTCAGATGGTGCTAGTTCATCTTTTGAATTTAGATTAAATAATTCTCAAAATGGTGGGACAGCAATTGGTGAAAGAGGTTTCTCAATGTCATTAGCATATAACAAAATGAAAGATGGACAATTGTGGAATGTGATGTTACAGAGAATGACTGCCTCAAGTGATGGACCAGGTACAGCTGAATATAGATTACATTCAGCTTTTCAAAATGAAGAATCAATAGCACCATATAGTTATGTAACAATGTCAATTAGTGGTGGAATGGCAGGTGATTCTTCAACTCTTGGTGGTAAAGGATTTTTTGCTAACCAAAATTGGCAATCAAGTGGTAGTAGGGGAACTGATATTATAAGTTCATCTGGTTTATATGTTGGTGAAACACATAGTGGTTCATTAGCTGAAATAAAAGCTTGGGCTACTCAATTAAGTATTTCAAAATTTAGACAACATACATTAAATAAATTTTCAACTGTTGGTAATACAATTAATTCTCATAAAGACGAGTTAATTTATCATTTTAAATTAAATGAAAATTACACAACATCATCAGTTTCAGCATCAAATCAAATGGTAAAAATTGTAGATTCAGCACCAACTACAACTTATTCTGATTATTCAATTCCAACAAGTGGTAGTTTTTTTACAAGTTCAATAATTTATGGTTTTGATATAATAGATGTTGTTAAATTAACATTACAGGACAATGGTAGTAATCCAAATGATAATACTATTTTAATAAATCCAAATCAATCTATTATTGGTAATTTAGATTCTAACGACTCAGCTATAGATTCGTTAACATCTCCATTAGGTAAAAAACCACAATTTAATACATCACCTAAATTAGAATTATATCGTTCACCACAAACATATGTAGATAATTTTATTTTAGATAAATTAGGTGGTTTTAATTTAGAAACATTATATGGTAGTCCAACAAACTATTATTCACAATCATATCAAGAATTTGATACATTTAGAGAGAATTTTTTTGATGCCCATCCAATAAATGTTGATGTAAATAAATTTATTAGAGCTCATGAAAATATGTTTAATGATTCAATTACAGAGGGAATGAAAAAAATAATTCCAGCTCGTTCAACATTTAGTGATAAAAATGCTAATGTTGGTGTGGAAATAAAACCAACTGTATTAGAAAAACAAAAATATGAAAATGAAGAACATAGTATTGAAGCTAATCCAAATACTGGTTTAGGTACTATTGGAATTGTTTCAACTAAAGAACATTTGAAAAGTGGTAGTTCTGGAGAATTTGGTAGTAGTATAATTCGTAATACTGTTGGTGTTAGTTTATCTGAAACAATTTATGATTCAATAAAAGAAGGTACGGTTCAAAGTGCTCCATCTTTAATTGAGTCATCTTTTGTTCAACCATTGAGTGCGTCAATAAAAGTATCTGACTCTGGTAGTGTTGGAAATCCTTATTTAGGAGTTGCTTATACTTCTGTAAGTAGTTCGGTTGTAAATCCATTCACGGGCTCAATATCACCATTACCATCAACAAATAATTCATCAGTTCCAACTTCAAAAAATGGAACTATTGATTATGCTTTAATAGCAAATAAATCTTTTGAAGATGTTCATAAGAATTGGGGAACAAGTTCTGCTGATGTTCAACACATTAATTTTGCAGGTGGTACAGGCTCATATGGAACATTTAATACTTATGATATAGAAACAAGATTTGTATTTCATACTGTTGGTGATAATGAATACTATTCAGCTTCAACAGGATATTCAGCTGATTTTACAAACATTGATAGATTTTACAATAGATTAATTATTGATGATAACTTTAATTCTAATGTTAGTTATCAATCCTTAATAGGTGGAAGTGGTAGTGATTCAAATCAGACTGGTAAAATAATGGGTAAAACAAGATATTTTATTACAAGCTCGGATGGCTTAACAATTATATTACCACCAAACCATGTAACTAAATTCAGTCAACCATTTAACGATAGAATGAATCAAGGAACACAAAATACCAATCCAGGAACTTTAAATGTTCGAGAGGAAGATTATTCAACAGCTTCATTTTATAGTGTTAAAGTAACTGGTGGTGAAAATCAAATTTATGTAAAAGGTTCAAATAATCCATCTAAGGGTGGTGATGGTAAAATATTATATGGTCCTTAATAATTTAAAAATTGAGTATTTTTTCAATTTATTTATATTTATATATGAATTAAAGTATTTCGAAATTAGGAGAAAACAATGGGATATTTAGATAATTCATCAATTACGGTTGATGCAGTCTTAACAAAAAAAGGTCGAGAAATTTTAAAAAATGGTGGTAATTTAAACATTACATCATTTACAATGTCAGACACAGGAGTGGATTACACTTTATGGAATCCAGATCATCCAAGTGGTTCAGCTTTTTATGGTGAAGCTATTGAAAACTTACCACAATTAGAAGCTAGTGTTCACGCTGAATTTAATTTAAGAAATAGATTAATATCATTAAATCAAAACACAGTTGCTGTTCCTGCTTTAGTATTAGGAAATTTAGATGTTGCTGGTGGTACTGTTTTAACATTTAATGAGGGTGATGAAAACAAAGGAACAATATCTGTTGACTTAGTTGGTTACACACCAAACACTCAAATTAATGATGGTGGGTTTGGGTATTATTTTGTAATTCAAGATCCATCAATTATTTCAACAAACGCTACTAATATGGGTGGATTGAGTGGAACAAGTCATATGTTTTTACAAGAGCAAGATATCCCACACGCTCAACAATATGGATTTAATGGTAATTCATTTACAATAAATCCAATTCAACAAGATACTAAAGGTAAATCAACAAATGTTTATGTAGTTAATATTGAAACTGGTGCATATAATGAATTTACTGTAACGAACAATATTACTAAAAACCAAAGAGCAATACTATCAACTGGTGGTGCAGGATAATAATAAATTAGGAGATTTATAAATGGCTATAGCTGGAGGAAACATATCATTAGATTCAACGGAGGGGATGGATAGAATCACCCAAACAGAAAAGGTAACTTCACCTTATTTTTCAAATGGTCAAGCGACATTAGCAGCTGCTAATATTGTTTCATCATCACAAACAGGACAAGCTACTAATGAAACATATTTTTTTGGAATAGCACATTCGTCAACACCAACAGTTCAAGAGTTTGATGTAACTTTTGGTAGTACAAATGGATATGGTTCAAAAGTTGAAACAAACACAAAACCAGAAACAGAAGCTATTTATAAACAATATGCTAGTTTACTTTTGGCTCCTACTGAAGTAACTGGTGGATTCTTTATTTCATCTCCTGCTAGTAATTCTACTGTTGCTAGTGGAAAGGATACAGAAATATTTGTCCTTGCTGCTAGACGTTCTAATATGAAAGATAGAATTAATAAAGGAACTTGGACTGTTGCATTAAGTGGTTCAAATTCTGCTGCTGATGCTGCTGCGCCAATACTTGAATTAACAGATGATAGTGTAAATAGTAATCCAACGGCTACACCTGTTGGTGATAGATATAATATTGTTAGTGGTGCGGCTGGTACTGTTCATAGTGAATCAACTGCTAGAAACTATGGTTTCTTTTATCCTGATATGGGTATTTTAGTATTTAGTGCAGCTGAGTTATCAGCTTCAATACCTGGTAAAGGTGCTAATGCTATGGACACTGTAAATTTCGGTAATACAAATCATACAGGTTTTGGTTTTGCAACTGCATCTAATGATACTGTAAATAGAAAAACAGCTTTAAGATTTATAAATTGCTTATCATCTGGTTCTGGAGCTCTGTTAACATTTAGAGATGAAGAAGACCAAGTAAGTTCTCAATATTTTTGTAGAGCTAGAAGTGGTCAAATGAATTTTTCAAACAATCCAACATTTGTATCAGGCTCATTAAATGAATTAAGACAAAAAACTATGAAAGGTAATCCAACTTCATTTATATCATCGGTTCAATTATATAATGATGCTGGTGAAATGGTTGCTATTGGTAATCTTTCAACACCACTAAAGAAAAACTTTAGTTCAGAAGCTACAATAAAAGTTAAACTAACTTATTAAGATGGGTTGTTATGCATGTATTCAAGGAGATTGATAAATCATCAACCATAATTGAAAGTAATGTTGTAAACTATACTCAGAATCTTACAACTGCTTCTTCTGGTATTCAATCTATAAAAATAATATCAGGTTCAACAAATAATAATTATTGGCAATCACTTAATGTTCTGTTTTATACAAGTGGTTCACCTGAGTATGTTACTGAAGCAAATAAATTTTCAAAATCGTCAAATAATTTATCTTTAAATTCAAGAATAGGAACACAATTTCTAACAAAATATCATGGGTATCTGAGTAGCTCTATAATTCAAATTCCATCTCAATACTATGGTGAAAAAATAAAAGAAGGTTCATTTCAATTTACAGATTTAAACAATCCTGATAACGCTGGTGTTAATCCAATCATTAAAGATGATGGTTTTGGTAATTTGTATTCAACAAATGCTCATCATTCACAAAGTAATGCAGCAGCTTCATCATCAGATAATTATGTTGGTAATATATTTTATGATAAAGGTTTAGCAATAATTACTGAAACTGGTTCTTGGAGTGGTAGTGTGGATTATTCAGATTTAGCTACAAATTTTAATTTAAAATTTGATTCATTTAATACAATAACAACACATGAATATAATGTTACAATGTTACCAACTGAATATAATTTAACAACAAATTATACAATTAGAAATGTTTTAACCACAGATACAGAACCACTTAAATTATCAACACCATATCTAGCCTCAACATTTACAGGTAGTGATTTTCAACCATACATTACAACGATTAATTTATATCAAGAAGGTGATTATGATACACCTATTATTACAGCTAAATTACCAAAACCAATAAGAAAGAGTGATAAAATAAATACAAGATTTAAAATAAAATTAGATTTATAGGAGATAAATGGTTACATTAGGATTAGATGCATCAACGACTTGTGTCGGATATGCATTCACAGAAGATAAGAAGATTCTCGATATGGGATTCATCGACATCAAAAAAGAAAAAACACCCAAAGACAAAGTTCAAAAAGTGCTTGACTTTTTACATAATAGTTCGTATATTGATAATGTTACAGATATTAACATTGAAGATAATCTATCAGGTTTTGCTGGTGGAAGAACATCTCAACAAGTTATTATCAAGTTAGCTAAATTTAATGCTATACTTTGTTTCATGTTAGAACATTTTGAATATAAAGTTCATAACATAAATCCAATGACTGCTAGAAAAAATGTATTTGGAAAAGCAAGAATTAAAGGTAAAAAAGCAAAAGAATTTGTACAAGAAGAAATAGAAAAAATGTACAACACATCTAAATGGTGTAAAGAAACCTCAAGAGGAAATTGGGATAAAAGAAATATCGATATGTATGATGGATTGGTTATGTCACTTTTTGAAAAAAAAGCTTGATTTATTCCTAAATCTTTCGTATATTGTATTAAATGTATAAATACGAATTAGTTAAATTATTAGAAAAAGTTTTATATCCAAGTTATGAAATGAAAGGTGGGGAACATGCTTTCCATTGTCCATTTTGTAATCATCACAAGAAAAAACTACAAGTAAACTTTGAAACACAAAAGTGGCATTGTTGGGTTTGTAATCAAGGTGGACATAAGATAGGAATACTCCTACGGAAGATAAACGCTCCAAAAAACATCATTTCAGAGGTTTTAAGGATACTTGGTGATTATAAAGGCGTTAAACACGAAAAAGATGAAAAGACAGAATATAATGTTTCATTACCACAATGTTATCAACCACTTTGGAAACCATCAACTGACCCATTGTATAAAAATGCAATTAGTTATTTGAAGAAAAGAGGAATAGGTGGAATAGATATTTTGAGGTATTCGATAGGGTATTGTTCATCTAATGGGTATGCTAATCGTATCATTATACCAAGTTATGATGCTGATGGGAAATTAAATTATTTTATAGCTAGAGATATGTTTCCTAATTCAAATTTTAAATACAAGAATCCACCTATGTCAAAAGATACGGTATGTTTTGAAATGTTTATAAATTGGAATGAACCAATTGTTTTATGTGAAGGTGTATTTGATGCTATATCAATTAGAAGAAATGTAATACCTTTATTAGGAAAATTCCCTTCGAAAACATTGGTAAAAAGATTAGTAGAAAAACAAGTAAAAACAATATATGTAGCATTGGATGAAGATGCTAGACAAGATGCAATTAAGTTAAGTAAGTTTTTAATGGATTATGGAATTTCTACATACTTATTAAATATGAAAGACAAAGACCCTTCAGAATTAGGTTTTACAAAGTTTTGGGAATTACTCAACACAACTCAACAATCAAAATTTTCAGATATAATAAAAGGTAGGTTATATGGATAGAATATTTATATTCGATGTAGATGGAACACTAACACCATCAAGATTAAGAATGACAAAAGAATTTGCTAAATTCTTTGATAAGTGGAGTGAGAAAAATAAATACTATTTAGTTACAGGTAGTGATTTACCAAAAATGGAAGAACAAGTACCTCTAGCTTATCTTGAAAGAGCTGAAGGATTATTTACTTGTTGTGGAAATCAGTTTTGGAGAGAAGGAAATACAAAACAATGGAAAACAGATTGGAAATTAATTTACAATAATAAATTTAATCCTCCAAAAGATTTAATCAAATATTTAGAAAGAAAAGTATTGAAAAGTGAATATCCAAATCGTTGTGGTAATCATATTGAAGATAGAGGTTCAATGGTAAATTTTAGTGTTGTGGGTAGAGATTGTACACAAGAACAAAGAGAAGACTATTTTGAATGGGACAAAGCAATGGGTGAAAGAAATATAATGTGTATGGAAATAAAAGGAACTTATCCTGGTGTAGATGCAGTAGTTGGTGGACAAATATCAATTGACATCTACCCTAAAGGAAATGATAAATCACAAGTACTTAATGTAATAGAACAAGAGAGATTAATACCACCTAGTGAATATATTTTTATAGGTGATGGTATTGAAAATGGTGGTAATGATTACCCATTAGCAGAATTGATGGATAATACGGAAATATGTGATTGGTATCACACAAAAGGTTGGGAACATACAAAAGAAATATTGGAGTCATTGAATGATTAAAACAATTGCACATTTAGCAGATATAC